TAATGGCTCAGATGAAGTCTATTTTGAACATGATTAGTGACTTTTTACTTCCTTTGTTCAATTTTATTGTTATTTGAGCATTGGCAGACATATTTACAATAAAAAAGACCATTTCTGGATCAAATGCACCTGTTTTACCTAAAAATACTCCAATTAAGGAGAAATATGAGGGTTCAATCAGGGTATTAGAGGCATTTAATCAAAAAAGTGAGGTAAATCAATCAGATTGGCAAGATGAATTAGCTCCAGACCGACCATTTATTGAAACTATCAACGCAATCAACCAAGATCCTAGATTAAACTTATCAAATGAAACATATATTCAAATGGTATTAGGAAAAGGACTCAGAGTAACTGCAAAGAAGGAAAGTATAGCAGATATGGTAACAGATTGGTGGGATGAGATACAATGGGATGAACAATTAGAAGATGCACTATACTCTTATCTTGGTTGTGGTAATATGTTCTTTGAACATGATCCAACATATAAAGAATATATTGAAGTTGCTGTTACAACAATACAAAGTATTGTAAGAGGTAAGAAAGGGGATGTTAAATACTTTTTACAACACGTTAATGATCAAGATATTAAATTAAGACCAAATGAGGTAACACAATTCAAACTAACTAATGTATCAAGAGAGGCATTTGGTAGAGGATTACATCATTCAGTATTATCTACGTATACAAATCCAGATACAGGAGATGTATATGATTCTCCTCTAATTCAGATGAAAAAGATGGAAGATGCCATGCCAAAGATATTTGAAGGTCATGCTGATCCAACAGTAATGTTCCATTTTGCAGATGCAGGAGAACAATTCATCAAAACTCAAGCAGATGCATTAAAGAAGATGAAACATGGATCAAAGATAGTTACAGATAAAGAATTTGATGTTAAAGTAATTGAATCAAGTGGTAATAGTAAGTTTGAAGGTTACATTGAACATATTCAAAGAGATTTAATAGAACCAGGATCTAAATTTCCACTCCAATTCTTCAACGCAGGCTTTACAGCAAGAGCAGCATCAGAGAGTACTGACTCTGTACTAACTAGAAAGGTCAAGAGAATACAGGCACGATTAGCTAATCAAATTAAGATTAAAATGGTTATACCATATCTTAAATCAAGAGGTAAGAACATCAAAGCAAAAGATATACAAATCTTCTTTGAAACACCTCAAAAACAAGAGGCAATTATTACAGATGTTATAACATCATTTAGAGATAACTTGATTAAGAGATCAGAAGCAAGGAAATGGTTCATTAACAACTCTAGTATAGATATCAATGAAAATGACATGGAGGATGAACCACCTATCACATCAGTAACTCCAACTAATCAATTACAAGATACACGAGAGCCAGAAAACACTTCCATTAAAGACAATGATACCAATGAAAAACTGTTAGAAATGGTCAACCTCAGAGAAGAATTAGATAGAGCCGAGAAGAGAAAGAATACTGAGGAAATATTGAATTTCATAAAGGGGTTAAAAAATGATTAGAATATACACAGATAAACAAACAGATAATGTAATAGAATCCCTAGATCTAGGTAGAGTGTCATTAGGAGAGACTGTCAAGTATACAATGTTTATGAAAAACACAGATACACAATGGCCTGTTCATAATATCAAAATAGAGAACGCAAATCCAGAATTAAGATTTGACATACCTGATATGCTAAAGGCAAATGAGGTAAAAGAGGTCTTTGTTTATTGGACTCCTAAACTAGATAGTAGAGAGCCATTACTAACAAAGTTTGAATTTTCAGGCGACGTATTCATAGGATAATGACTTTTTCATATCTGAGTTATTCAGATGATTATAATTTAGATATATTTCCTCCATCCCAAGTAACAGGACTTGTAGCAATAGCAGGTAATGGAGAGATAGCACTTACTTGGGTAAAACCTGCAACAGGTGGGAGTGTAATTACTGATTTTACTATTCAACAATCCATAGATGATGCAACATGGTCTACAATAGTAGATGGTGTATCATCTATAGCTTCATACACAGTAACAGGATTAGACAATGGTACATTATATTATTTCAAGGTTTCTGCAAGTAATATTTCTGGAGCTGGAGATTATTCAACTTCAAAATCAGCAACACCATCATATACAACTGGAAAGAAACTAATATCATTCCCAGAAGTTCAACACATTCAAGGAGTAATAAGGGTAAGAGGAAATACAAGACTTCCATTAGATAAAGAAAAGATAGTTGTAAGGGCTAGTGCATTTGAAAACACTATACATTCAGTATCATACAAAGGAGTAGTCAGTACAATCATAGAGGGAACTGTTACAGGAAAATCCTCAAGAAATATGAAATCAAAGGCTATGATAATAGGATCTAAATTAAATAATACAACAGAGTCAATCACAATCAAAGGTAAGAAAGATTACATTATATTAATTAATAAAATAAAACAAATTATATAATTACTTCTCTATATTGCTTTAAACAGAAATTACTCATGGCAGAACGTATATCTGGTATTGCATTAATGCCTAGACAGTCACGTAATGGTGTATATTATGACGTTGAGGAATTAAAGAAATTTGATGGTAAGGTAGTACCACTAAGAGTAGAACATGACAAAGACACCCACATAGGCCAAGTAACATTCTCATTTGATGAAGAAAAGAGTCAAGTAAAATATGAAGCAACTGTATTTGATTCAGAATGGCAACAGATACTAAGTAATGAACAGTATCAAGTATCAATAGGAGCATCAGTTTTGGAGCAAAGACATCTATGTGATGAAATGAAATCCAAATGTCTTAATGCACCTGTATTAGATGAAATATTAGAATTATCAGTCGTTAGAACACCTGGAATACCAGAATCTACTTTACACGTAATAGAATCACATAACGCACAATATATTAAAATTTTAAATGAACAAGAAGTACCATCTTCATTTGGTGGATTCATTGATCCTATCAGATTAAGACAGGAAATATCAGATAGTATTAAAGCAAAGAATCCTAATTTAGAATCAGATGAAATAGATAGAAAGTCAGGAGAATTATTAGGAACATTAGAGGTAGCATTTCTTAGATTAATACAACCACCAACACAAGTACAACCTGCACCAGAACAACCAATGGTACAGCCAAATAATGTTGATAATACTTCCAATAAAGAAACTCCAATCAATCAAAACATGACAACCGAAATTTCTGAAAAGAAAGTAGAGGAAAAAGTCAAAGTAACCATTGAAACAGATGGCGAAGTAGAAGTAGGTAAAGCAGAAACAAAAACTGAAGTAGCTGACGACAAATGTCCTGAAGGAAAGGATATGGTTGACGGTAAATGCGTTGACAAATCAGCTAAAGAAGATGTTTCTGTTAAAGTTGCCGAAAGAATTGAAAAATCCAATGCCGAAACACTCAAAGCAGTTATTGAAACTGTTCATGAGAATTGGAATCCTAAATCAGAAGTTGCAGAATCAACCAACGCAAGTTATGTTGAAGAAGCATTTACTGATGACCAAGCAACCTCTTTCATGGATAAACTCTTTGAAACAGGTTATAATAAATTGGTTCTTGACAAAGAAGGATGGATTGAAACTCATTCATACCAAAAACAAACAGGTAATGGAGAGGTTCAAGAAGCTGTATCAACATCAGGAACTATTCCAGGTGTAAAACAAGCATCAAACATTTCAATTCAGTTAGGTAGCAAAACTGCAATTCCTATTAGACAGTATGGTCAATTCCAAGCTGTTACAACAGGACAAAATACTGCAAGATTCTACAGAATCACAGTACCAGATGCAGGAGCAATTACTGAAAGCCCAACTACTGACATCACAGCAGTTACTCACACCTTAACAGCAATCGACGTAACCTGTAGCATACGAGGTTGGAGACAAGTAGTAGAAAAAGCAAATCTTGAGGACTATCCTGCAAGTTTCCTTAACGCAATTAGAGAAACTGCAAGACTAGAAGCAATCAGAGATGAGCACAAACTAATTCTCCAAGACTTAGCTGCACTAGATCACGACTTTGGTGGTGTAACCACAGCTCCTTACCATATTGGTGGATCTGATGGTGCCGCAACAGGAACCACAACCGAAGAAGATGCTGATGGGGAATTAGACGAAGATGGTCTAACATTTAGTAAAAGATACCTTGAAGAATTAGGTCAAGATACCAGTCCTGGTAATTTGGTCGCTTTCATCAG